TGTTCATCATATTCCAGTCTAGCCAAAGCCTTTCGTTTAGCTATCCCTTCCACCATGATTTGCAGACGGAGTTTTTCCGTAGTCTGCTGTGCTTTTACACGAGCATCGGCAAGCTGGGAAGCGTAGTCGGTTTTTCCGAGACCTGTACCGGTTCCGCCACCTCCCTCTGTAACCAGATCTTCCACCTTGATACTTCTTTCCAGCTCTTTCGACAGTTTGTTGGATTCGTAAATAGCAGAACGGTATCCGGCTATTTCTTTGTAAATTTTTTCAACCTCAACCTTTGCCATGGTTAATGCATATCCAGCGTCTATTTTTGCCGTTGCCGTACCAAAACCTTCTTGAAGTCCTTTGTCGTATAAGGCCTGTTTGGTCCGATAGTTGTTTTCCGCAGCATTCAGCCTGGAGTATGCATCATTTATTTTCTGCTCGTTCTCCAGTATTTTCCCTTGTTCTTCCACCATCTTGTTCATGGCTGCTCTTGCCTTCGCTGAAGAGATGATGGATTGTGTCAGACGCTGGTAAGCGTCTGACGCTTTCCCTGCCAGAATTTCTTCGTTACTCATCTGACTGAAATAGGATGGATACATCTTCTGTAATTCATCGACAGCCTTATTCCTGTCTTTCATGGATTTGGTCGTATCCTGGCTAGCTTCATACAGAATACGGAGTTTGTTGGACTCTTCCAACGCAGCCTTTCCACCTTCCACCTGTACCTTATTTAAAGACTCTTGATTTTTTTGCATTTCACTAAGTTCTTTCCTTGAACCGGTCAATTTCCCAATAAGGTTCCCGATTTCCTTATGGAATGCAATCATAAGAGTTATGGCAACAATCAATGCGGTTTGAGGGGAAAACAGGGCGCTGGCCAGTTGCTTCCATACCGGCACTGCTTTCTTTCCGGAAGCGGTAAGAAGTTCATTTTCCTTGCGTACGTTAGCGATTGCTTCCATCAACATCGGGAAGTTGTTCGATATCGCCAGAATAAACATTTGCGGTCCCATAGCCAAGGAAGGAAGTTCACGTGCCACCTGTGCAAACTGTAACTTCAGGTAATTGGTCTTACGGTCTATTTCCGTAGTGTCGATATCTACTTTCTGTTTGTTTTCCGTGGTCTCTTTCTTGGCTTTCTGTAATGATTTTAATCCGGCTTCTAGTTCACGTACCCTTCCCGTGAGTGCCTGGATATTGGCCGCCTCCTGCGTGTAGTTCTGTGATGCGGCCCTGTTGGCCTCAAGCTGTTTTTTCTGTTCGGCAATCACCTGCTTTAATGCAGCAATCAGTTGTTGTGTCTGATTCTCTACATTACTGACATTATTCCCTACACTCTGCAAGCCTGCATTCGTAGAGTTCTTAATGAATATTTCCAGTTCAACGGGTACTGCCATGATTCCAATTTATAATGATAAATAATCAGTCCTTTACTGCATAGTGGGTAAAGAAATCCATCGGGTTCATCCCCTTTGTCGTGTTCGTGTTATCTGTTTGTCTGTGACTGTTCCTTTGTTTCTCCCGTTCCTCCATTTCGCGGATCTGCTGCATCATGTCCGGCTTCTGCGGAGGAACCCAGTGAGGCATGTCTGCCATCATGAGCTGAAGGGTAACTACATTTACCTTGTCCAGAATGTAGTCAATGCTCCATCCTGTTTCCGTGGCAATCTGACCTACTACGCCGAAAAGGCTATGCGAAGGTTCCGTATGTCCCTTCTTTAACTCCTCTTGTCGTTTGCGCTCTCGTTCCGGCTCGCTAAGGGCTGCATCTTGTTCAGAGCTGCTGCCGATGCGATAATAATCCCGAAAGACGTGGTAGATGTACTGTTCAGCACCTGTCGCCAGGCGGCTGCAAGTTCGTCGGGCGTCATCAGTTCGCGGAGCATCCAGGCCACCGGGCGGTTAAGCAACCTTCCCAGTACAGGCCCTCTCACAATTCCGTATGCCACAATACGGCTGATGTCCTTTCCATGCAGGAAGACAAACCGGATACGCTGGTCCTGGTCGTATGCATCATATTCTTCCGGAGTTACCCCGATTCGGAGATATCGCTTGCTGATTCGTATCAGACTGCGTGTGGTAGGTGTCTTCATCGTAATGCGGAACGGACGTTTCCGAAGTACCGTATGAAGCGGCAGGCTGATTCCCCCGCCACTGAGGGATATGCCTGCCAGCAGTTCTATATCCTGTGCCTTCATCATGCCTTAGCGTCTGCGGTTGAGTCAGATGTGTCGGGAGCCACACCGGGAGGATAGATGCGGTAACGTCTTTTCTTGCCGTCGGTTGGTTTCAGCATATCCACACGGATGCCCATAGCCAGCACATTCTGCATATTGATACCGTTCTGGAAGCCGTTACGGCTCAATCGGGAATTGAATACACGGAAATTGTGACCGGAATGCATGGCGATGGTAAGAACGCCATTTGCCACAAATTTTTCTGGAGGCGTATAAGAACCGTCTGCTTCCGCTTTACCACCGAACACGTCGGCCATGTTCTCTGCTTTCAGCTGGATAAGGTTCATAGTGAACGCATCGCTTCCCGGATTGGTCATGATGCTGTCTACCGGTCCGTCTGTTACTTGTGCGGCCATCACATCCATAAAGGTAGGCGCATTTCCTGCCGGCTGCATTCCGTTTTCATCCAACCAGCCCAACGTCTTTTCTTCACCTCCTTCTCCGGAAGGCTTGAAAGTCACTTTCGCCACGCCGTACATCAGTCCGTTGCTTGTATCTGCCATAATATTGTCGTTTTTAATCGTGTTTTAAATATCGTTTAATCAGTTGCCAAATAAGGAAAATACCCAGTAGGGTCAGGGCTGTTCCTGTCAGCCATCCCTGCGCTCCAGGGCGTGTTTCCTTCACTTCATTGCTCACAGTTTCATCGCGTATGCGGTGGTCGGTTTCCGTACGTGTTACGGTCACCTGTCTTCCTGTGCTGTCGGCTGTAGCTGTGACGTTCACGCCACCTTCTCCGTCCGATTGTATGTCAATATTCAGACCGTCGTTCCGATAGCTCAGCCCGAATCCGGCAGGAAGTTTACTCAGGTTCAGCCACTGCTCCGCACTCACCGAGCAGGTCGCCGTCCTTTTCGGGACCGGCTCGTAAGTTGTTTGCTCGGTTACGCTCGTTCGGAGGCTGTCCGAGCGGACGGTGGCCGAGCTGGCCTTTCTGCTGCTGGCGCAGGAAGATAATGACAGGACAGCGGTCAGCATACTTGCAAGTATGCAGTTTTCGTAAAGCCGTTTCATGATTGATATTTCTTTCGTTTTGTTTTCGTAATTGTTTGCTAATTTCCAATACCGTGGCACTGAGGTCATCGTAAAGAGTCTTGTAAGTACCTTCGGTTTCCTTTACCGCACGGACTTGATACACCTTCCTGTCACGCCACCAGGCAATGGCAGTAGCCAGCCATCCGGCAGGAAGAAGCCAGTCCCATAGTGACTGTAACAGGGCCCAATCCATAATGCGCTACTCTTTTTTAAACAGTGCTCCGATAGCCTTAATCACATCATAGAATCCGCACCCGCTTAGTCCGGCCGCCAGTCCGTAAATCAGCACCTGCCACCAGATATAGCCTGTAAGTAACGGAGTGAGCTGCAACAGCCAGGCAAGGATACATACCACCATGCCCACGCCGCATGAAATCAAAATTTTAGCCAGCTTGCTTGCGGAAATAGCCGGAATAATTTTCATAATCTGTGTCACTAATGTAGAAATCAGGGCTACGATTCCGGTAAAGCTACCCAGATCGATAAGGAACGATGTTTCAGGTTCAGCAGCCGGAAGTACGGTCTGCGCAAAAGAAGCCAGTGTAATCAGGCAGAGGCTGAAAAATAAGATAATCCGTTTCATTTTGTTGTGCTTTATTGGCGTAGCATTTGGCGTACTACGCCATGGTTATAGTTTCAATATTTGTTTTCTGTTTTTTCCGTCACGCTTGTAAGACACATGCACCCAGGAATAATTCTTTTCATCGATCAGCTGGTCAAAAGGAAGTTGGTTTTTGATGTAATCAAAGAGCTTACGGTTTTCTTCCCTGCTTCCTGCTGTAATGTCGGCAGCTTCACCTTTCAGATGCTGGCTGCTTGCCGCACCTCCTACCAGCCGGTTCAGTTGCGGACAGCGGTAACCGGAATTGACTGTAATCGGTTTTCCGTACCATTCACGGAGCGGGTCAAGCACATTGTCGGTCAGGGCTTTCAGGTTACCCGCCTCCTGAAGAGGCGGTGTATTCTTGATTCCATGAGCGTCGGCGGTGGTACTGGCACAAAGTTCTCCCATTGTAAAGTGTTTCATGACTTATCCTCCTACTCCTGCATTGGAAATTTGTACATACTTCTTTCCTGTCCACATCAGTACAGTACTATCGCTTGCGGCACATTCTACGCCGCCTATCGTTTGTTTGTTTGAAGCATGCTCGTTGTTTACAATCAACAAAGAGCCAGGCTGTACCAGTGTGTTTACAGTATAAGAACCTGCTGAAGCAGCACTGTCGAACGTCATTACCTGCGGATTTGTGTCATGCGTAATGTGTGAACTGTCGGTTGGCTTACGGTTTACTGCAATCGGGAAAGGAATCCGCTGGCAGCGTTCTCCTTCTTCTGTATACGGGGCAAAGAAATCGAATGTACGGTACGATTTACTGTTCAGATAACTCATAGTTCTATCTTTTTAAAGGTTTGTTACTCATGCTTTTTAGTTACAATAGCTCCCAGGTATTTTCCGGTAGTAGGCAGTGCCAGCCCGCGCATGTTAAAGCCGATAACGTCACCACGGTATTCCGGATCATTAAGACGGTAGTACATGTCGAAATTGCTCTTTGCAGCTCCTACCGCTTCCTTATAGAAGAAGGTTGAGGCAATAGCGTCTGTACCGTTTACAGGAGCTCCGTATGCTACACGTTGTCCGTTTTCTCCATTGTAGCGTGGAGTCATTGCGGTGATATATACCTTGAAATTAAACATTGAGCTGCCGTTGAAGAAGCTTTTGTACATTTCCAGATCCTGTTTGCGAAGGTCGGCTGCGTGCCACGGATGAAGCAGGAGGATTCGGCCTTCTGTTGGCATATCCATCAAGTTGCATTGGGTATCCAGTTTCAGCAGTTCTTCATAAGTAAAGGCATAGTACGTGTTGTTGATGCTGCTCTTGTTTCCTGTGCTGATCACATTGACCGGAGTGTTTTCCGTATTTTTTGCCGGTGACCAGTTATATCCTGCCATCTTCGCAAACTTAGTCTGCAAAGACACACGGTGTCCGCGGATGACGCTTTCTCGCTTACCAGCCGCTTCCTCCACTTCGATAGCGTTGATGTGTACGGTATTTTCCGTATCAAAGCGTTTCATCTCCAGTTTGTATGGAATATCTTCACGCCTTACAATAGGAATAGGCCATACTTCATTGTTCTCAATTACTTCCGGATTTACACCCGCTTCCTGAAGGTTCAGGAAACCGTTATCTGTCCATGCATCGAGATTTCTACCTTCTGCAACAAATGAGGTGTCCGGAATAAACTGCTCCTCGATTCCGGGAAGCCAGATTTCTTTGTTCAGTCCTGCCATGTTTTGTCTGTTTTAAATAGTTTGTAAAAACGGTTTAAGCCGGTTCATGCCCATAGGCTTCGCGGAATTTCTGACGGTAAAGCTCCTTGTCCTGCTTCAGTTCTTTCAGACGGTCAGCCTTCAGAATATCCTGGAAAGTCATGTCACGCAGGGTTATTGCTCCTGACTTTCCTTCGGGAATAACCTGTGTGGCTACTGTCTGTCGTCTGGTAATGGAAGAAAGACGTACGGAAGCATTTTCAAAATCATTCTCCAGATCTTTCACCCATGCATCACGTCCGGAAGCATCAATTCGTCCGTCCTTTACGGCTGCATCCACCAAAGCGACAGCCTGTGCCTTCCTGGTTTCACGTTCCTTTTGTTCGTAGGTGTCCAGTTTTAACTGTAAATTCTTTTTTTCTGTTTTCAATCCGGCTATTTCCGACTGATACTGATCACGCAACGCGATGAGCTTGCGCACTTCTTCGGCAATTGCCTGTTCGCTGGCTGAGTCGGACAGGCGCAGCATTTGTGTAATCACACTCATATTGTTTTCTTTTTTAGGGTTGAGATTCATATTTTTAATATTGTCAGCCAGACGTATGACCGTACTCCGGTCTGACAGGTCAATCCGTTTGCCTGTTGTACGGTCGTACATGGCCAGAGCATTGTGGTTCGCTCCAATCGGACAAATTGATATTTCACGGAGTGTCCAGCGTGTAATGGTCGGTCCGCTCTGTCCGTCCAGTTTCATCAGTTCATCATCCGTAGCCTCTTCCGGAGGCCATGCACCTACAGATGCCATACGCAAAAATCCACGCTCTACCTTACCGGCTATCTCAGCGGCTTTCGGGTCGGCTGTATCAAATACGATTTCCGCCACTATGGTCCCATTTTCCTTATATACCCTGTCAGCACGGCCTATTGGCGTTTCCCAGTCGTTATGGTTATACAGTATGACGGGATTTTTCTCAAATTCCGTCAGGTTTGCTCCATCAGTCAGCATACGGAAACCGTAGGTATTGACCGACTCATCGTGTACTGTAAATTTGTATGATTTGTTCATTGTGTTCATGCTTGTTTATCGCAAAATTCGGGTGAAAAATTGAATCAGGCAAATCAGATTGTAAGCGTTACATTCTGTAATGTAAGGAGTTACATAAATAGGGAAAGCATTACAAACCGATTGGTACAATTCATCGGAACTGTCTACCTTTGTTTTAAAATATAACACGAACGGACATGACAAACAACCTGACAAACCAACAGAAAAAGGACTGGGCAAAGTTGCTGTTCATGCAGGAAGGCATGACTTTTCAGGATATTGCGCAGAAAGTGGGCGTAAGCCGTATAACCGTAGGAAGATGGGCGGAAAAGGAGAACTGGGAGATGCTGCGTGCGGCTGTCACCTCCACCCGTGAGGAACAGATACGACATCTGTATATGCAGATAGCCCAGATAAACAAGGCAATCAGCGAATCGGATACTAAATATGCCACACCTGCCCAGGCAGACACAATCAACAAACTGTCTGCGGCCATCGCCAAAATGGAGGGCGATTTCGGCATCGCAGACATTATCGGAGTAAGCAAGAAGTTCCTGACATGGCTGCGTGCCCGGAATCCGGAAAAGGCAATCGATATTTCATCCGAGTTTGACGAATTCATTAAGACACAACTGAAATGATATGGCAAGACAGAAACTGACCGGAAAGAACAAGCAGTTGGTGGAAGACTGGGAGGAATTCCTGCGACAGGTGCGCACACTGACTGCGGTGGACTTTACCATGAGCGATGCAGAGAAGTCCCGAAAATTGAAAGAGCTGGAGTCCGATCCGATAGCATGGATGAAATTCTTCTTCTATAAGTTTGCCAAATATGAGTTCGCGGGCTTCCAGAAGAAGGCAATTCGTCGTATCATAAACCATTCCGACGGTAACTGGTACGAGGTACTTTCGTGGGCGCGTGAGCTGGCAAAAAGTACCATTGTAATGATGATTGTGCTATACCTTGTGATTGTGAAGAAGAACAAGCGGGTGATAATCCTTGCTTCTGCCACCAGTGATGCGGCTATCAAACTGCTCAATGTGTACCGGGCGCAGTTTGAAGCAAACGAACGCCTGCGATACTTCTACGGGGACATGAGAGGAACTAAATGGACGGAAGACTATTTCATCCTGTCAAACCGGGCTTCATTTATGGCTATGGGATGGGGACAATCTCCGCGTGGTGTGAAGCTGGATGAAGTGCGGCCTGACCTGCTGCTCATGGACGACTACGATACCGACGAGGAATGCCGGAACATCGAAGTGCTGAACAACAAGTGGCGATGGTTCGAGAACGCCCTGTTCTTCACCCGCTCCATCAGCGAGGCATTGCTGACCATCTGGACGGGCAACATAATCGCCAAAGACTGCTGTGTGGTGCGTGCCGGAAACAAGGCCCGTGAACTGGCTGACCGTGAAAAGCCGTTGGGACATTGGGACATCATCAACCTGCGTATGGTAGACATCAACCATCCTGACCCTCAGGAAGACTATCGGAACGGAAAATCGGTATGGCCCGAAAAGAATAGTGAAGAAGCCGTAGATGAAGTGCTGGCTCAGGTCAGTCTGGCAGCCGGTCAGAAGGAATGTTTCAATAACCCTGTCATTGAAGGACATTATTTCGATGAAATTAAATGGGGGGAATGTCCGCCTGTACATAAATTGAAATACATTGTCAGCTACGGCGACCCGGCATACAGTAACAAGGTCAGCAAGAAAGCCGCACAAAACTCCTTCAAGGCAAACATCCTGTGCGGACTGTATGAAGGTACGCTGTATGTGTACACCTGTTTCCTTCAGCATGTCACCAACGATGAATTTGTGAACTGGTACTACTATCTGCAAGACTATGTGAAGGAGCGTGCCCAGCTGCGTTGCTTCATTGAGAACAACACCCTTCAGGACCCGTTTTACGAGCAGGTATTCAAACCTATTTTTCTGAATAAGGGAAAAGAACGTGGATTTTACATTAATATCAGTCCGGACGAACGGAAGAAACCGGAGAAGTTTGCCCGCATTGAAGGTAATCTTGAACCGTTGCACCGTGCCGGAAGACTGGTTTTTAATATTAAAGAAAAAGACAATCCTCACATGTTGCGGCTTCAGGAACAGTTTAATCTGTTTGATGACGGACTCCCGTCACCGGCTGACGGACCTGATGCAGTGGAGGGAGGATACTACATGTGCCAGCAGCTTTCAGCCAAGATTGAAACGGGAAGTATCTGGTACGGTAAAAGACATACAAACAAAAAAAGATTCTAAGATTATGGCATACCTGACAACAGAAGATATGTACACACATATCTACCAGGAAAACATTGAAACTATAAGTCATGGCGATGAGGCGGTTATGCTTTCTGCCATTGATGCCGCCATAGAGGAAGCATCCGGTTATCTTACCAAATACGATACACAAGCTATCTTTTCCGCAACAGGCAGCGCACGAAACGCTATCCTGCTGCTGTTCGTAAAAGATATCGCGGCATGGCACTTCGTCAACCTCTGCAACGCCGGAGTGGATATGGAACTGCGTGAAAAACGGTATAACCGGGCAATAGAATGGCTGGAGAACAACCAGAACCGTAATAATCCTAATCTTCCTGCCAAACCGGACAGTACGGACTGCGGACATGCTCCGGGATGCCATTGCCAGATGGATTACGGAAGTAACCGAAAGCGGGACAATCATTTTTAAACGATACGATTATGGCAAAGAAAAATAAAAAGAATTATAGGGGAAAGGCTGCCATGCCTGATCCGACAACAGTAAGCAAGGCTTTGCCTACCCCTATTTACAGTACTCTTGTACTTACGCCTCCCAGACGGGAAATAAATGACATAGGAAACTGGAAATCGGCTTTGCGTGCAGCCGATATAGGCATCCGTTTCCCATTGTATGACCTGTACTCCAGTATTCTGCTTGACGGTTCCGTGACGGATGCCATCAACAAGCGTATAGAGGCGATTACCGATGCCGATATTAATTTTATCACAAAAGACGGAAAGCAGTCCGATGTGATGGAAAACCTTATCAATTCGCTGGAGTTCGAGCGGCTGCTGGAAAGCATCATGTGGAGCCGCTTTTGGGGTATATCTGTGGATGAATTTACATTCACTCCGGAATTTGACTTCAACTCCATTCCACGGAAACACATCCGTCCCAAAGAAAAGGTCATCGTACGACAGCAGGGAGACAGTGACGGAATCAGCTATGCCGGTGACGATATGATTATCCAGTGGGGACGCGATGATGATCTGGGGCTTTTGCTGAAAGTCGCTCCATATGTTATATATAAGCGGGGCGGTTTTGGCGATTGGGCACAGTTTGTCGAGCTTTTCGGTATGCCCATCCGTATCGGTAAGTATAACTCACTGGACGATACCAGCCGCAGGATGTTGATTGAGGCATTCGAGACGGCCGGTTCCGCACCTTATATGGTAGTACCAAAAGAAAGTGAGATAGAAACCACCCTGATGAGCGGAACAACCAACGGAGCCCTTTACGATGATTTCCGGAAAGCGTGCAACGAAGAAATACTGATTACGATTCTGGGACAAACCATGACTACGCAAAGCGGTTCATCACTCAGCCAAAGCCAGGTACATCTGGCCGTACAGGAAAAGAAGCACCGCAGCGACCGGCGTTTTGTTATCCGCATGCTGAACAAGTTCTTTGTGCCGTTACTGGAGAAACGCGGGTATCCGGCAGGTGGTGGAAAGTTCTCTTTTGTAGACAAGAAGGATGAACTTTCCGTAACAGACCTGAAAACACTGAGCGAAATACTTCCCATTCCTCGCTCATGGGTATACGAGAAGTTTGGCATACCGGAACCGAAAAACGATGAGGACATTCTGCAAAGCCTGAATCCGGCAGAATCCGTACAGCAGCCTTTTGCAAACGGGAATAAGAAACCTCGTACGGAAGAGGTTCAGGAGCCGAAGAAAGATCCGGAAAAAGGGAACGAGCCTCCTGTACGCAATACGGACAAACAAAGTCTTTGGGAATGGATAAAAGGTTTTTTCGCAGAAGCCCCGACGGGAGCCGGGGCTGGCGCAGTCCGCATGAGGGATGATTCGGATCTTGACGAAAAGATAGCCGATGAAGTGTGGAACGGTGAGGAACTGTTCTCACCTGATCTTTTCAGGTTCTTTTCCGGAGAATTTTTAAATGCAATTCAAACATCATTTAAATCAGGCGTAAGAAACATTGATACCGGTTTTGCCTACAATGCTCCCGATGATGTTTTCCGTACTGCCATGGAAACCAATCTATATCATTTCAGTGCTGCCAAGACGCTTGCGGAAATCCAGGAACTCAACCGTCTGTTCCGGGAAAGCGGAAGTTACAATGAATTTATGGAAAAGGCACAGCAGGTGACAAAAGCCTTTAACCGGACGTGGCAGCAAACCGAATACGATACTGCCGTACTGACAGCAGAAGCCACTTCGCAGTACCGCAGACTGGTACAGAACAGGACTGTCTTCCCTTACTGGCAGTATCTCACCGTAGCCGATGGCCGTGTACGTGAGGAACATAAAAAACTGCACGGAGTGATTCTTCCGGCTAATGACGAACTTTGGAACAAGATATATCCTCCGAATGGATGGAACTGCCGTTGCCGTGTACGAGGGCTTATGACATTTCAGGTAGAAGGTGAGGATTTGGCTGCTATGCGCCAGCGGGTACTGGACTTTATGGCTACCAAAGAATGGAAAATGCAGGCAGCCCAAGGATGGGGAGTTAACCGTTGCGACACCGCACAGATATTCACTGCCGACCAGATGTACATCCGCAAGTTCCCGCAGCAGGCAGCATCCTATTTGAAAAAGATGACCGCCGACCGCTGGGAGCTTCCCACCGTACAGCAGATGAAGGACTATGCTCCTGGCGACATGCCGCCACGTGTGGAACGGGATGAAAAGCAGCTATGGGAGGAAAAGGCTGTTGACGGAGTGATTTCGCTGACCGATTACGACGGACGGAAGGTTGTCATATACGAAAAGCAGTTTTTCGGTCATACTACCGCAAAAGGAAGAGATAACCGCATCGCATTGTGGAATGCCATGCTCGATACGCTGATGAATCCAGACGAAGTATGGTTGAACAACGAGATAGAGAAGAACTCGCTCGAAAAGGCAGAACAGCTTGACACCTACTGTCTGCTGAAATTCTATCGCGATGAGGTGGTGGCAGTAAACTACAAGATAGAGGGTGAGGCATTGGTTTTGAAAACATGGTACGTCATGCAGACTAATCTGAAAGGAAAGACCGTAGCCTATATGAAAAAGAACATCTGGGATAAACGCCGGTGGGGACTGCTCATAAAAAAACGCTGAAGTATGTCCTTGCGTCCGTCCGGTCCGTAAAGGAGAACCATCCCGTGGTTCTCCGCCCGCCCGGATTGGATAGCCGGTGTCATACCTCAACTTGAATTACTCTGACCGAACCTTGCGTCTTTCCATTTCTTGCGGCTGCCCCCCGCCAAACCAAGGTAGGGCCCCATCTAGTCCGGTTGTCAGAACGTTACAAAGATAATGTTTTTAATTTTAAACCACTTGTTTAATTGAAAAACAAATGAATACAAACGATGAATTTGCAAAAAAAATAGCCCAGGCAATGAGCGCGCTTCCTCAACTGATAGCGGAAGAAGCCAAGGAATATTCCAGGACCAGGTTCTCAGAAAAGTCTTTCGATGGTAAACCATGGCCGGCACTGAGTCCGAAATACAAGCCGAAGAAAGGGACTATGCTGGTACGCAGCGGTAAACTGCAAGGCAGTGTGCGTATAGTAAGGGTAACCCCAAAGAAGGTGGTCATTGCCGCCGGAAACAGCAAGGTCCCTTACGCACAGGTTCACAACGAAGGTTTTACCGGAAGCGTGGTGGTAAAGGCTCACACCCGTAATCTGAAAAAACAAGGAAAGAAAAAGAGAAAGACTGTCGAGGTGAAAAGTCATATACGGAAAATGAACATTCCCCAAAGACAGTTCATGGGTAACTGTCCGGAACTGGAACGTAAATTAAAGACAGTAAGCGAACAACTTTTTAAATCCATATTGAAATGAAGAAAGAATACATGAGCGATTTGCTCGAACTGCTTGAAACGGAAGTGCCAGAACTCCGCTGGATTGATGCTGACGAAGGTCAGCTGGATTATTACACCGATGAACGTCCGCCTGTGGCATGGCCTTGTTGTCTGGTAGAATTTTCCATGCCCGACACACGTGACCTGTCTTCCATGGGGACAGTGCCCCAACGCTGTACCCTGCGAGCTGTGCTTACCATTGCCTTCAATGATTGTGCAAGTCTGAACACCCGTACCCCGAAATCCGTACGGGATACTGCTCTGAAACGTTTTGACCTGCTGGAAAAGATAAAGCAGACCATACATGGAAAGTGGTTTGAGCATTTCCAGCAACCATACATGCGCCGAAGCTGTGTACCTCTGAAAAGGGAAGACGGACTGAAAGTATATGAAATGGCATTTGAAGCGGCTGTAATCGAATAGTCAGAATTTCCACGTAGGAAACATTTTCTGAAGCTGGCGTGCCGTCACTTTACGGCGGCAAAGGTCTGTATAGAAATCGGCGTTTTCCATCAGCGCGTTCTGGATGGTACGTTCGTCTACAAAAAATTCATGTTCAGCCAGTATCACAGTCACGTCGTCAGGGCGGCGGCGCATGATTTCCTCCCAATAATATTTGCGTGCCACCATCGCACGGTTGCGTAGCATCAGACGTTCTTTTCTATCTGATGCCATACGCTTTAGTGGGAGAGTGACTTTTCGGGTCATTTCCGATAGCGAAAGCTTATATGACGGGAACAGCTCCAGTTGAGAATCCATAGACAACGATTTATCGCAAAATTACAAAAAAAATGCGGACATTATCTTATTCACGCACATAATAACTGCTTTTACGACAGCCCGGACCTGTACAGCCGTAGATTTGCACTGTCTAGACAAGTTAACCACATTTTTACAAACATTTAAAAAAGACAGACACATGGCTATCAACTATTCTATTGCGGCTTACAAGAAGCCGGGAGATATGGAAGGCACTGCGAAGTATTACGCCAAGGCACAGGCGAGCGGAACAGTCGAAATCAACGAGCTGGCGGATGATATCGCCTACAGTACGACCTTGACCGACGGTAACGTGCTGAACGTGATCCGTGCGCTGATCAAGCAGATAAACCGCCACATCGCCAAAGGAGAAATCGTAAAACTGGAGAATCTTGGAACATTCCAGGCTCAGATACGCAGCAACGGTTCGGAAACGTCGGAAGACTTCAACGAAAGTTACATCCGTCAGGTTCATCTTCAGTTCCGTCCGGGACTGGGACTGCAAAGCACGCTGGCACTGGAGAACCTTCAGTTTAAGAAGGTAAAATCGTATAAGGAGCTGGAAGGCGAATAATTTACCGCCGGAAAAATGATCTATTACCCTGCGGAAACAGGACGTTTACCGCAGGGTAATTTTTGCAGTACAAAAAATAATTCGTATCTTTACCTATATGAAAGCGATATACCTTACAGACCTGGCTCAGCAATATTTCCCTAAATCCAGTACCCGGAGTGCCGTAGCGCAGCTTCGCCGCTGGATAGTGTTGAACGAAGACTTACAGCAACGGCTTACGGAACTGCATTTCCATAAGGGACAGCGAAGCCTGACTCCCTTGCAGCACGAAGCGATATGTCATTTCCTTGGAGAACCAGGTGAATAATATACAGCAATCCCCGGCATCGGTTTTCGGTGTCGGGGATTTTTGTGTCAGTCTTCAATGTGATTATCTTTTTGAAGTAATTCTCTCATCACCTTATCACGGTGAGCTTTACTTACGTAATCATCATATTTTTTCCATGACCTTGGATTTGACTTACTCTTGTACTTTATGTGAGGCTTTGGAGTGTCCATCCTTCTGAGAATGACATATCCTGCTTTACATACTCTCTCTTGATTGTTTGCGTTCATAATTAATCCTCCATAATAGGTATTAAATCTTCCACGTATGCCCACTTGACAACATTGTTTTCCTTTACGATTTTATCCCAATTCGTAGGAATAACATTTATATTCCATGTAACAAAAATAGGCTGACTTCCATTGACCTCTACAAGTATATATCCTTTCTCTTTCGGAACTTCATCTGCATTATGCCAAACTGAATTGATTCTCCATTCTGCAGCGGTAACAAAACCATCGAAAAAAGCACTATTATGCAAGTAGGAAAATCTTTTATCGCACATATTTTGAGCTTCTTGCTTAATATCTTCTCTTTTCATAAATCAATAATTTCAATTTTCAAATCACGCTCCAGCTCACGCATCATATCGATTGTGTCGTTGTTTTCCACATCGAAGCAGATGCCCAGGTATTCCGGGTTCTGCTTCGAACGCTTGACTGACAAGTCGCATGGGCGGCTGTGCTTGATCCAAACGAACATGAACTGATTGATTGCGCTGTAATGGACTTTCGCTGCCACCCTGCGAGGCTTGAACAGATTAAGGTTCTGGTTCTGCATAGGGTTCAATCTGTTTGATTACTGTTCCGCTGAGCCAGATGCGTCCGCTTCCCTGGCATTGCGGACATACTTTCTGCTGGGGATATTCCCGGCGCACATCTTTCTCTGCATATACGGTTACTGAGCCGGTTCCTCCGCACTGGCGGCAAAGGCATACGCGGCGATGGATATAAGTCTTCTCTGTATTCATCTCTTATCGGCGTTTTCAAATTCGGGTTTTACATCAGGTTCTGCTTCGTATGGGTACACATCCATGATGGCGGTTTCTGATACGGAAGCTATCACGTAATCAGCCATAGTATCTTTCATTCCTTCGTCCAGCTTCTTGATGGCGTCGCGAAGGTCGGAAGCTTGTACAAGTACGTTGCTGGCAGTACGCTTTTCTGCTCCGCTCTTTTCATCCAGTGTAATAAACCAGAGTTTGCACTTATACCAGATACAAGCAGACTCCTCTTCACTTGAGAACAGTTCATTGTAATTAGCTTTTGCAACTCCAGCCACCTCAAACTCTCCGCTGATAAACGGTGTCATTTCTTCGATAATACGGCTTTCGGCTTCGGTGAAGCTGAGCGCATCTACCAGATAGGGTTCTGTTACTTTCTTCTGCATTCCGTTTTCCATTGTTTTCTCATAACGGATTTTGCATGTAAACCAGTTGTGCATCATAATTCTTCTGTTTTTGTTGATTGTTTAAATATTACGTTAGTATGGTCTCTTCTCGAATCGTCCGTACAGTTAAGTCCGATGCCGTAGCAGCTTATGGAATGCTCAAAAAACCAGCATCCATTGCATGCTTGTTCCGGATCTTCAACTTCGGCTACTTCGAACGTATTTCCGTTCCAGATAAACGTTTCTCCTAATTGGTGCTCCATGATTCTTTTATTTTTCTGATTAATTCATTCCATCCTTTCCGCGCCATGCGTGGTTCCATCCAGCAGAGCCAGCCAAGTATATCGAGCATTCTTCCCGCAAGTTTCAGAATGAATCCCAAAATAATCAGCGGACCGATGATAAGAGAAAAGGCTGTGAAAAGAATGATTTGTGTACGTTTGTTCATTATTCGATGTAATAAGATGTTATTACCAGATTGCTTCGCATTATTATGAGAGATAACCGGTTATCGTCTTCTCCGAGCAATACACGGACAGAAGCCCGGCGTGCGTGTCCCTCATTCTTTAGTTCTCCAAGACAGCACTCCATTATCATTTTCAGGCGAAGATATTCATCACGGGTAGGCTCCAGTTCCCGGTTCTGAGTTACACGGGTCATGTACTCGTGCAGCTTCTTCATCCAGTGCGGCCACTTGTCACGCCGGATGTTTGTTTTAAAAGTGAGTTCTGCCATAGCTATTCCAATTTAATAATTTCGCATTTTTTCAGGAAAGGAGATAAATTACGGAAGTTGCAAGCATTGATGAAGCTGCTGAATTTCCTTGCCTTTTTAATATCTTTCACAAAACATAATTCATACGAAAAATCCGATGAGAGTTTTGGGTATCCTTTTTTCAGATAATCTCCGGCTCCTGTCTTGATGACATATATTCCTTTCCCATACTCTTTTATCCTATCATTTATATCTTTCCCTGTCCAACAGGATATGCAATGAGGACCGGATGGTGCATTGTAATATCCTGCATCCGGATTAATCTCTTTTCCACATTTACAACAGAGTAATTTATTCATCTTCCTTTTCCTCCTCAATCCAAAATGTGATAACGGGTTTATCGTAGACCGTGTATACCGTGATGCGGTTATCTGTACGTTCTATCTTATGAGTTATACCAAGTTTGTTTTTAGAGTTTCGAACGATGTATGTAAAGTTGTTCAAATACTTTTCTATTATGTCCATTTCTTCCTTTGCTTGCTGTTGAGTAAGAGATTGTATTGGAAATCTCTTGTGATAGTATCCCGATATTTCCAATGCATATTTAGGAAGAGTTTTTTTTATAAATTTCCTTTCAATTCTGTACTTTTCCATCTTTTTCCCATCCGTTAAGTTCATAAACCATATCCCGTGCTTTCTCTTTGGATCGGCACTCCGCAATGGGAGTGCCTGTGCAAATTGTATCAGTATATTCATTCCGATACACGATCCAAAGAGGACCACGGCGTTCATACGTGTATTTAGGCCGTCTGGACCGCATCGCTTTCCTTTTTGGGTTCTACGTAGAAAGATTCATCCTGCACCACCTGTACGCCGATGTTTGCGAACTGTTCCGCAATTTCAGGAATGTCACGGTCGGCCAGCAGCTTGTCTTTAGCCAGTTCCTCGGTTGTGCGGATATACTGTGGAAGGAACTCTTTGCAGAGGTTTGTCACAGCTGCCCAGGTGAAACCTTTCATGTTCTTCAGCTTCGGGTTGCCGGTGCGGAAACCAATGATGCCGTGTGCTGATTCCAGACTCTTTTTCTTAGAAAAAAGCGTGTCCTTGTTTTCGGTGGCATAGGTCTGCATCACTTCGAAAGTGCGGTCTTTCGTTTCGTTCAGTTCTGCCAGCTGGTCGGCGTACTTCTCACGGATCTTTGTCATTTCCTGGTCCATCTTAGCTGCGATAGCCTGAGCCTTTGCGTCTGCCATAGCGAATTCCGCAAATGCCTGTTCGTACTGTTCGCGGCTTACTCCGCTGATTACTGTTTTCTTGGTTCTTTTTGCCATAATTAATCGGTTTTTAATGATTGTTTAAATGATTAGTAATTCATAGATTCTTTTTCCATTTCGTCCGCCTGCTCATCGGTCACCTGCAAAGCCTCAAACGTGAGTATGAAATTCCCTTTCCTTACTACGGAGTTAAACCAGTTCTCGATGATGGAGGCACGACTGGCAAAGTCAGCTCCGTCGCGTATAGGTGAACACGCAAGCGTCTCTTGTGGTGTACGCAGACGGATGAAAATACGCCTGTATGGTTCCCGTCCATCAATCAGAGCCTTTGGACTTCCTTTCTCACCCGGCATTCCTATTCCATACTTTACGGGGTCTATCTTCCCCTCACGTGATAGCACTTCGTTCCATTCTTTTTTTTCCATATACTTTCAATTGTCAATTAGTTCGTCCTCCATTGCCGCCATGTCATATTCCATTTTCAGAGCTTCGTCTGCCTGCTGTCCGCAGAAATTTTCCAGTTCCCGCAGGATGAGTACCTGGTCGGTGAAATCAAACTGCTGCATGCGGTTCATAATGTCATTCTGGATTTGTTCGATTGTCTGTTCCATGGTTATTCCTTGTTTGATTTACTGTCCTTGTAATCTTTCACTACCGGGCTGCCAATCAGCTCGCGTCTGCTGTAATACACGCTACGCCCTTTCTGATATCCCGTTATCAACCCTTTGTTAGCCCATCTTTTTATAGTTGTTTTTCCACATCCTATTAATCTGCATGCGTCAGCCTGACCTATCAAATCATCCGGTGCTTCTGAAATATCCTTTCTAGGTACTTTCTCTAAAGAACCCACCCTGAGTCCTAATCTTCTTTCTACACGATCCAATCGGCGCAGAAGCTTCTTGTATTCCGAGAGGCTCAATGTAATAGTTTCTTCTTCCTCTTCCGGTTCGTCCTCCAGATCCGGACAGATGGAACTGATACCAATCTTTCCGGCGAGGAACTGGGCTGCATCGCGTGCGGCATAGAATAGGGTTTCGTTTCGCTCGTCTTCCGGAACGTCGCGCACATACTGATTGAATACCCATGTTTCGCTGCGCTTCATTTCCAGGACTTCCACCTGTATTCGGCTCGCTGCGTCTGTATAAGCCTTCAAGTGCTCTATTGCCCGATTTATTTCTGATTGTTTTCTCATTTCTCCTCCTTTCTTGCCATTGCCTCAAACTGTCGTTTCACTTCCTTCAGTTCTGCCAGCGACATTTCCGTCAGGTTCTTGCGGAACTTGCTGCGTGTGCGGCAGAACTGGTTGATTTTAGCTTTGTTCATTTCAAAATCCTCCGGTGTGTCGTTCGTGTAGTTCCGGTTCAGGCAGGAAATGCGGAACGACAATGAAAATATCTGCTTTACCAAGGCACGCGCTTCCTTACGTATGCGGTCGGCTGATTCCTTGTTGAAGCGGCTCAATAGCAGTCCGGCTTCTTCTTTGGTCAGCCCTGAAGTACTGTCTGTACGACCGGCTGTGAGCTGGCTGATAAATCCGTGGCGGTCTTCATCGGTAAAACCCATCTTGTGAAACTGGGCTTGCAGTGCCTTGATCTGCTGCGGGGTTATGAAGCGTTCTTTCATTATTGTTTTCATGACTGTGTGTTTTATGATTATTCTTCTCCGTGATATTGCCGGGCTTTCTCCGGCACAATGTCGTAATGTCCTACCGGACCGATAAACCGACCCTTTGAAAATGCCCTGAAACCTTCCACGTATATTTTCAGCGAGGCATCGTACATCACACCTTTGGCGGCGCGTCCGTTTGGCAACTGGCCTTCGGCATGGCTGATGAAGATGAGCAGCTTCCGTTTGTGCTGCTCCTTGAAGTCGATATACTGGCGGTACGTCATGCGGGTGTACTGGAAGGAATCGATCACCACGATATCGGGACTTTTCTGTCGCCGAAGACGGATGCTAAGCTCTTCCATGCTCTCATTGTCAATCAGCAGAAACCTCTTGTTTACTTCCATCATGCCTGTACGCCGTATGGCATCCTGCATAGTGCGGCAAGCACCTTCCTCCATGGAGTCGTAAGCTACGCGACCAAAACGGCACAAATACTTGCAAAGCTGAAGGGCAAAACTGGTCTTTCCGCTTCCGGAGTTTCCCCAGATGATCCATACTCCCCGTCGTTCAGGAGTACCGAATGCATTATACCAGGGACCATCAAACTGCATTACATCAAATTTCATGGATAGAAGCTCACGGACACCTTTTGCGTTGCGATCGAAAGTAAACTTCTTTTTCTGTGGGGGTGGGGTAGTGTCTTCTTTATTCATTGCTTCCTCCTTTCTTTATGCGGGCTTCGATAATACGTTTCTGACGGTGGATGCATCGCTTCACACGGCGAAGGTCGTTGTCGCTTCGTCTGGCATCCTTCAGCACCTCTTCGATATCGGCACGGTCGGTCAGATTGTTAGCCTGACAGATGGCGTATATGTCATTCTGCTCCGTGGGAGATACATCGAAGAAACGGCGTCCGATACGGCTGTTTATTTCCTTGTAACCTTTCTTGTTGTAGCGAAGTCCGGCTTCCATGCGGCGTTTGATGTAGTCGGTGCTGAGAAACACGATGCCGGAGTGTCCTTCCAGACGGTTGTAAATGCTGATGAAGTAGTTGAATACGCTGTCAGTAAGCTTGTCGCCTTCATCGAATACCAGCAGCGGATTCCCCAGGAAAGAAATCATGCTGATGGCATTTTCCAGCATATCGCGGAGGTTGGTCGTGTCGGTGGGTGCGCCTACCTGTTTGGCTATCTCACGTACGAAATCTGAACGGCGCATGTCTTCAGAACATAAGATGTAGAACACGTTGCGGTGCGTGCGGCGGTATTCAATAGCTGCGGTAGTCTTTCCGCATCCGGCATCGCCAACCACCCATGTCACGTTCTTATATGCCTGTGCGTCACTCAGCGCAAAAGTGATTTCCTTGAAGGTCTTTCCCTCGTGCAGCGTCCACGAATCGAAGGCAAAGCCTATCTGCACCGCAATGCGGGTAAACATGTCATCACTGATCAGGTCATATTTTCCGTTGCACAACTGGCTGACGGTGGCAGAGCTGACATTTTGCAGACTTTCTGCCGCACGGTTACGGGTAGGATAATTTTCACAATAGGCAATCAGTGCGGTACGCACCTGTTCTTTCATTTCTGTAGTAAATTTCATTGTCTTAATAGGTATTTAAGTATTGTTTAATCAAATAGTTAGAATTTTCCCAAGCTGTCCAGTTCATCAAACGTCAGGTTCGATACTTTCTTTGTCCAGTCACCGGCTGATGCGAAAGTCAGCGGTTCATCTGCCAGTACAGGCTCTTCCGGAATATCCGTTTCGGGCATCGGTACCGGAGCTTCCAGTGTGCCACGCTTCATTTCTTCGCGGTATCCGTCAAGCTGCTTTTCGCTCACAGCCACCGGGCGCGGAATGCGGAGCTGGGTGTATGCCTCGCCCATGGCTTCCTCCATAAACAGTTCCTCTTGTGCGATGTGCATGGCTGCACGTGTGCGGCGGTTGGCTTCCAGCTGCGCAAACAGATAAGCGTTTTCCTCGTCGGTTCGTTCCAAAGTTGCACGGTGGATAGTGACTTTCGGTGTGGCAATGGCCGCATACTTTGCACCCGTGTCAGTAACCGCCCAGAGTTCGATGCGGGTCATGTCTTCCGGATCATATCGGTAGAGGAACTGACGGCCTACGTTCTGAAGGTGGAAGTTCATGTCTACCAGTCCGTCATCGCCATACACCATGTAGCTGTATTCCTGCTTGTTCATGCGGAAGATGAAACCTTCCTTGGTGTATTGCACCGGAGCCTGAGAGAACAGCATGAAGATTTCGTGTGCCTCATAGTCATCAAGCGGTTGTGCCTGCGGATTCTCTATCGCGGTGTACATTTCCAATCGGGTCATGCCGGTGGGGCTGGTAGGATGCTGCATCGAGTTCCATTCTTCGCGACAGTCGGCATACTGCTGTTTCAGTTCCTCCAGCGTGGGCAGTTTATCAATGTTAGCCATTACCATGTCAACATTGGCACGGCTGGAAAGCTTCCTGGCCGTGATGTTCTGACCGGTGAAGTTGTACATCTTGTGAAGTACCTGCTGCTGGAACCGTCCGAAAGCAGACTCGATGGATTTCGACTGCCCGTTGTGCGGCATCGTGGTTTTGTGAAGATGACAGAGCTTCTTGAAGAATCCCTGCGAAGCCAGTTTCTTGTGTCCTCCCTGATTATCGGTCACTATCTCGTAAGGCTTTACCTTCCATGTCTGGAGTGCCATACGGTATGCCATGTACTGGACGAAGAAATTTTCGCCGTCACCGATAAAGTAGCCGAGAAACAGTTCCGTGCAGGCATCCATCACTTCGTACACATCCGTTGTTCGTGCCACCCATCGCTTCTGCCTGTCATCGTACGCACGGTAGTAAAGGTTTATCTTCGTTCCGTCTGAGTACCACAGCGAGTTCGGCATGGACGGCATTACCGTATCGAAGGTTGGCATATATTTGTTCTTGAATTCCCTTTCGCCATTTACCGCGGCATACCACCACACCATCACCGCCGGATCATTCAAGTAACTGTGCATCGTGGTAGGACTCTTGATGGTCTTCAAGCTGCGAATCACCGCCTGACGGTTGTATTCCTCAAAGAGCTGCATGTCTGTGTAAACAGGGAACTTGCTCCGGCGGAGCTTCAGCAAAAGAGCACCTTCAGCCTTTCCGATGCGGCGTGCGGCACTGTTGCCCAGGTTACCGCTTACCAGTACCACATATCCATCTCGCTTGTAAGCATTGAACTTCTCACGCAATCGTGCCGGATTCTTCGGCAGTGTGTGACCTGTGATTTCGCGAAGACGCTCACAGCAGATCTGCACACTGCTCCATGTTTCCGCACGGCGGGCAAAGCCTCCTTTGGCATGTTCCACACTGCGTGCCTTCTCTGTTCGCACCATTTCGTTCATCACCTGAGCGTTCAAGATGTATTCCAACTGTCTATAAGGCTCGATACGTGGCTCAAACTCCTTGAAGAACCGTACCGCTTCGGCATCGAAGCGGATCTGTGTGTTGATGTACTTTTCCTGCTCACGCTGTTTCATTTCCTCGTATGCATTCTTGAATGTGTCATCGTATGCTGCACGGAGCCGTTCCGGCATGGAGCGGTAGGCAATCAGTGCCTCGCGTCCGTTACCTCCCCGCTGGAGGAGGGTAAGCTTGCCTTCACGTACATACTTGTCGTAAGTGGGCTTACTGATAATACCCCCACGAACAAGCTCCGTAAAGCTGACGCATAATGTGTTTCCGTACATTTCCATGATTAATTCGTTAAGATTGTAGTCCGGCTCCGGGACTTGAACCCGGACGGCAGCCGCTTTACCTCTTTTTACCCCTATTGAAACCGATGTCAGAGAGTTTGCTGTTATCCTGATAGTAAAGCTCTGCAAGCCGGATGTGATTTATTCCTTTTTATCCTCTCTGTCCATCCGTATTGCAGCAGGTATGAGTGCCAGGCAAAGGCAGATTGTTATAATCAGGTTCATTGAGCCGTTTGCTAGTCGGTTCAGTATGGCTGCTGCGAGTATCAGCAGCAGATAAATGGTTGTAGGATTGATTCGTTTCATGATTCTATGGTTTTGAGTTAGGAGCCATTCCTATTCTCTCGAACCGGAATGGCAATGATTCATCACTTATGCAGTTGGTTGTAAATTACAATTGAATAACTTCCGCATACGGGTTTTCCATTTCCTTCAACTCATAGAGCTTTGCTCCATGATTCAAGGCATACGAACGGATAAGTCTTGCTGTAGGGCTCTTTGTATCGTATGCCAGAGCGGCATCCACCGTACGGGTTGTAACATTCAGTTTCCGGGCGATTTCTTCTTTCAGTTCCCGGCTTGCTTTAATGAGTTTTCTTGTTTCTGCCATTTCGTTATTGTTTTTATCGTTATTATTCGGTTAAAAGTCCGTCCCTATTCTCACGAACCGGAACGGTTTTGCTACATTTGTAGCGATGCTAAACAAACTAACTTTATTTTGATTATGAGTACTGTATATGTTTATGAGTCTTTTTACTCTGTCGTAGTTGAGTCTGACAGGCATGATACCTGTCTTATCGAATCCAATCGGATCAAATCGCTTGCTAAAGCTTTTAATGCATCCATTGTGAAGGAAGCTAAATCTGCAAGGAAAGGAGATGTGCTCTCCCGAAATATCATGATCAGTTTTAAAGCCCATTCTCATGAAACCATTATTTTTAGAGAAGCACTGGACATTATAATCGGTAGTATCAACATCTGGAATTCGGGATTGAAAGCATATATCTATGACAGTTCAGTGGAGCGGACAGATGCATCTTTCGGCCTCACTGACTAAATTCCACATCTCCTCTATGCTGTTGTCGCACAATGTAACCAAATCCGGGTGTTCTTTCCGACATTCGGATTTGGCTGTTTGTGCGTGTGCTATCATCTCGTCCAATATCCTTTCCAGCTCTTTATAATCAATCTTATGCTCTTTATAATCAATCTTATGCTCTTTCATAGCTTCATTCCTCCCACGTGATGCAAAGTTGTTCGTAAGCTGGTTTCTTCTCCGGATAGTTGCGTCCTTCCTGACGGTTCTTCTTCGCGAGGTACTGGATGCACTTTGCCACAGGATAACTCATCGCAGTTCCGGCATACACCTTTTGCACATGCCCCAGCGTGACACGCTGCTTCTCGGCTGTAAGGCAAAGCTCCGCACGGCTGATGTAGGGCTTCACGTTTTCTTTCCACTGACCGAAGTACGGACGGAACTTGGGAAGAGGAAGACGTTTCGTGCTTTCCGGACGCTCGCCGCTTACTGAGTAGCTTCCGGTTCGCCGGATGCTGGGGAGCACTGTGCCGGTCACCCAGTTGACAAACCTGTCGGCTTCCGGCTTGTTGCTTCGAAATGCAAGTTTGTAAACGGCTGCTTCATTGATTACTTTCAAAGTTTGAAGACCACCACCACGAGCTCCAGAAGAAGGGGTGGTGAGATTTACCACCCCTTTCCAATCTTCAGGGATGTTATCAAGTGTATGGCTTGACCATGTTACATTTAAAGCCATTGCTACATCTTTCGCAACGAACCAAGGTTCATCATTAATTACTTGTGTCCTTACGTTCACATTTTCGTTTTCATTGTAGAATACTTGCAGACCTGTAGTCTGCTGAATGCTCGCCTTATTCATAATTTGCGTTTTTAAAGATTATTTTCTACCTTTAGGGCGTCTTCGGTATTGAAGACACTGCAAACTTACAGAATATTCTGATATGGACAAAGAGAAAGAAGAAAAACTTGCAGAAATTTCTGCAAGAATAACAAAAGTAATTGATTACTTAGGTGAAACTGCTAATAGTTTTGCTACTAAATTAGGTTATCAAAGGGCACAGACTATCTATGATATACAGAAAATGAAGTCTGCACCAAGCTATGACTTCTTTCAAAGGTTTACAATTGCAGGATATTCTGCAATAATAAATCTTGATTGGCTTTTAACCGGCGAAGGTAACATGCTTCGCACGGAGCCCGAAAAAGAAAATATACCGGTAGCTCATCCATCCGATTCACCTACTGGGGGTATTCCTTTGATTCCCATCAGCGCAATGGCCGGAGCTTTCACCGGTGAACAGACTGTACTGGAATACGAATGCGAACGCTTTGTTGTTCCCACATTCAAGGGTGCAGAGTTCCTGATCAGCGTAAAAGGAAGCAGCATGTATCCTAAGTATAACAGTGGAGACATCGTAGCCTGCAAACGCCTTTCCATGAGTGATATCTTCTTTCAATGGAATAAGGTGTATGTATTAGATACGGATCAGGGGCCACTTATCAAACGGGTAAAGCCCGGATCAGACAAAGAACACGTCCTCATCGTATCGGACAATGAACGTTACGAGCCATTCGAATTACCTTTGGACAGGATTTATCATGTGGCCCTGGTTATCGGGGTTATACGGCTGGAGTAAGCTGTAATATTATAGATGTAGTTAAATAACCAATAAAATAAAAGACGTATGAAAAAACTATTATTAATTCTGGCAATGATTTTGCCAATGTTTATTACAAGCTGTTCTGATGATGAAGAAGCTACAGTTCTGACAGGTACAACATGGGAATCGACTGAAGAATACGGTGGAATTGTGTATTTAAGGTGGACTCTTACTTTTCAAGAAAGTACATTCTCCATTACGATGGATGAAGATGCTGATGCAGATGGCGTTTTCGATAAGAAAGATTCCGCATCAGGTTCTTATTCAGTAGACGGCAATAATGTTTCGCTGAATGCAGAAGGGTTGACAATGAGTGGAACATTCAGCGATAATGTGATGCACCTGGATTCCGGTGAAGAAGGTGGCGAATTCGTTTATTATAAGAAATAACGCTTAATTGGCATTTAAAAGGCGATTAAAACAATAATAATTATGGGAACGTTCATAAAAGAGATTGTCTATAATCAAGCTTTTATAGACCAGACATCCCGTCGTAAATGAGATGAAAGGAACAGGGAGTTCTGGCAGAAAATGGGAAACCTTCATTCCAGCTATCCTGATTGCGATATTCTCATCGAAGCGTACGCTAAGGAGCACTTTTCTACTGGGATTGCAGAAGACCTTAAAATTACTTGCAGTTCTCCGGATGTTCAGGATTTGGCGAATCGCATATACAACACTGATTATTATGTCGTTCCTCTAAAGCTATCGGAACTGGGATGTGCGGAAAAAGACGAGGTGATTGCTCATATCTTGCAAAACGGCTGATACAATCAGTCAAGTATAAATGCATGTCTATGTAATCACTCACAGATACATTCTCCTGTATTACAGGAGTTATCATCGTGTTGAAATGGGGGGCTTTTACAATTAGATTCCCTTTTTCATCCACAAAATCAAAAGAAACAATCAATTTTCCTGCCATACTCCTAAAAATAGCTCCCGGACTTTCACCGGGAGCGTTCACCTTAATCCAAATACCTATAAAAACGCAAATTCATAGAAAGTATTGGGGCAGAACCCGGACTCGAACCGGGGACAAAACAGCAGGCGTCCAGTACTGTTTGCTCTACCTTCTGAGCTATTCTGCATCATTTCTACACGCACACACACGTTTTCACCGTAAAAATACGTATTATCATCCAAATAAGCACTATAAACCAGTGACTTACATTAATTTTACAGCATAATCAATGCGAAAATATATAATACTATCTATATCAAAATATAGATTAAAACGCATTAATAGCACACACAAAAGGCAATCTCCTACCAAATACACGACTTAAAACCAGTTAAAAAGGTATGCCCAACTTTTTATTTTGCACATAAAATGAATAAAAAAGGGTATGCCCAACTAGTATGCCCAAAGGTATGCCCAACCCCTTTTTTAACATTTAAGAGAGAGATTCTGAAACCGCTTGTTTTTCCTGTCTAAATGGGGACTTAAACAGATTTCTAAACACCTAAACAGGCATAAAAAAAGACCGAAATAAGCCTTTACAGCCTATTCCAGCCCCGTTTAAGTGATATTTATAGGGTGATGTAACAAAAACGCATTTAAAGCCCGCGTTTAGGCCGTTTAGATGTAAAGCCGATGTAA